CCATGCTATCAATAGAGGGAGCGGTACGCAAGGATCGTTAACAAGCAACTTTCTTTCAATGGGAACTGATGTTGGTTCAAATGGACAAACTGATGCATCTCCTGAAGTTAGTGCAGATGATCCACATAATAACCTTCAACCTTATATCGTTAAATATGTCTGGGAAAGGACTTCTTAATTGGCTATTAAAGAAAAGAAAAGTGGAAGTATTCTATTGATTCGCGGAATTGATGTGAGCGTACCAAGTGAATATTTAGACGATTCATCTGCTAGAAACAGTGAGAATTTTCGATTAAGTAGAGGAGTTCTTACAAAAAGATACGGCTCTAGTTTAATTGGTGGGATCGTAGGAAGCGGAGTTTTAACTCTTTCTGGAAATGCTAGCAATACAAACACTGTTGTCATTGGAACTAAGACTTATACTTTCCAGACTTCTTTAACAGATGTAGATGGTAATGTTCTTATTGGTGCGAGTGCATCAGATTCTATTGATAATTTAATTGCTGCTATTAACTTAGCAGCTGGCGCAGGATCTACTTATGCAACTTCTATGACAGCACAGCCAGAAGGTGTTTCAGCAATAGCAGGCGCAGGTGACACAATGGATGTGACTGTTAATGCAGCCACAACAGCAACAATAGCAACTACTGAAACTTTGGGAAGTGGTTCATGGGGAGCGGTTGCTATTGTATTTCCTAGTGAAGTAGAAATTATGGGTGGGCGGAAGTTTACTAGAGAAGGTGTTGATTATAATATGAGGATTGGATTGGATAAAATTGAGCATTATAACTCAACTACAAGTAAATGGATTGATGTTACAGGAACAGATTTAACAGGAACTTCATTAGATTTAGTAGATACAGCCATCCCATTATTAACTAGTAAAAGAATATTTTGTGTTACAAACGGAATTGATGCGATTCGCAAGTGGACAGCAACGGGAGATACGGCTGATTTAGGCGGAACACCCCCTGTATGTAAGTTTATTCAGGAGTTTAAAACATATTTAGTTTGTGCAAATATTCAAGGCGGTACAGATGTTTCTCAAAGAATTCAATGGTCAGATACGGCAGCACCTGAGACATGGGGAAGTGGTAACGCAGGCGCTACAAACTTAGTTGAAGATGGTGGAGATATTACAGGACTTAGTTTATTTGGCGATTATCTTTGTGTTCATAAGGAAAATTCTATATATCTTGGTTATTTAGTAAGCAGTTCAAGTATTTTTAAGTTTGATAGAAAGGCGACAGGAGTTGGTACTATTGCTAATGGAACTATTCAGAACCTGCCTTCAGGAGAACAAGTATTCTTAGCTAAAGATGGGCTTTATTCATTTAATGGAGTTACGACGAAAACATTATCTACTTCTATTAATGAAGAAATTAGAGATGGTCTTAATGCTCAATATGCAAAGAAAGCGTGGTCTGTTTTAGTTCGTGAAGAAAGAGAAGTTTGGTTCGGAATTCCTATTGGTTCACAGACAACTGGCCAGACAGTATATAAATATAACTATGAGACAGGTATAGTATTTAAAGATACCCGTGCAACTATAAATGCTGGATGGTTAGGGCCCTCTACTACTAGCTCTAGTTTGATTTGGGATGAAATGGTAGGTACTTGGGATGCTTCAAGTTTAAGGTGGGATGGCACGGGGTTATCAAAAGGGGTAGATTCAATAATTTTAGGTGATACAAGCGGCTTATCTTATACAGTATCTGGAGTTACAAACGATGATAATGGAGTTGCTGTAAGTGCTATATGGACCACGAAAGATTACCAAGACTCTCAGCAACGTATTGCAAGGTTTAATAAACTTGAGTTATGGGCTAAAGGTGAATCAGTAAAGGTAGAATATTCAACAGATCATGGTGATACATGGACTGAGATGATAGATAGTCCGTTTACTCTTACAGACTCTTATCCAGGCATTGATTCACCTGATATATTTTACTTTGATACTGTTTCTTCTACTGTAAGGTTTAGATTTACAAATGCAATATCAGAAGAAAGCCTAGCTATAAAACAATTTATTATCAGCTATAAACCTAGAGAGATGAGGAATTAATTATGGCTACTGTAGAAATACCAAGTGATATTATCTTCCCTGTTGCAAAGACAGCTGAAGAAGCGGAGTTACATAAAATATTAAGTGATTACTTCACAAAATTAAGACAAACACTTATAGAAATAGAAAGTAAGTTGCCATAGGGGGCGAGATATGGGGTTTTTTAAAAAGCTAGTTGATCCATTTAATATGAAAGATAAGTTGTTTGATCAGAAAGAAACAACATTTGATCCACTGAGTTTATTCACAGATGAACAAAAAAAGTCTGTGAATGCTCTAACGTCCTTAGCTTCAACAGGAACAGGTGGTGGTATTACATTAGGTGAGGGCTTTGAAGGATCTTTAGGTAATTATGATGTGACTCAGGGAGAGCAACAAGCCATTACTGGGTTACAAGGATTATTAAGTGGCGGAGGAGATATCTCAGCTGCTAGAGATGTATTTAGTAGAGCTGCAAATAATGAATTTAATCCAGATGATCCTTCCAGTGGATTTGGTGCTTTTAGTAGAGCATTGGAGAAATCTGGTGCTAAATCTCAAGATGCTCTTAATCAACAGGCTGCTATTTCAGGTGGTTTCTTTGGTTCAGGTCGAGGTCGTGACTCAGCATCTTTACAGGCTGATTTATCTAATCAACGAGGAAGTTTCTTAGCTAATTTATATAATCAAGGTCAGAATAGAGCTATAACTGGAGCACAAGGATTAACAGGAATAGCCGATCAAGAGCAAGGATTATTGACAGAATTATCACGTCAGTCGTCTATTGAAAGAATTCTCAAAGATAGGCAAGCTAAAGATCAGTATACAGAATTCAATAGATCTAGGGAGGAAGAGTTAAAACGGCTTGGATTAATGAAAGAGCAGATGCGAGATCCGCTTGGAAAATTCACAACTAAAAGTCCTTCTTTATTTAGTCAATTAGCACCTGCTCTTGGTGCAGCGGCTGGAGCATTGACTGGCTTGCCAGGAGGAGCGCAAGTTGGAGCTTCATTCGGTAGTGGATTGGGTGGAGCTTTTGACGATCCAGCGAGTCAAAGACCTAATACAAGCAGATATAGATAGGAGCGTATATGAGTTTACAAGATATAATAAGAGAAAGAGCGGCACTTCAGCATCAGAATGAACTTAACTCTGATAACATCGTCCCTGCCCTAGTTTCTATTGCTAATAATGTGACTTCTTCATTGATTAAGAGAAGAGATGAGGAGAAGGCTAGCTTAGCGTTACAGGCTAAAGAGAAAAGAGATTTAGACTCAACGATTGCTACTGAAAATAGAAAGATGAAGAATGATAGAATAACTAAGATATTTGATGAAAGTAGAAAAAAATCAGAAAAGATTTTTAATGAAAAGCAAGAGCAACTACAGATTGAATCTAATTTTATAAGAAGCGTAGAGCAGATTAAACAATTAAGTAATGCAGGATCAGCTGGTACTAGTGGAAAATTTAATGTTAAACAAAAGTTTAAGATAAATGAATCGGGGAGATTAATTCCAAGTACTAGTGTTGAGGAGTCTAGCGCTGTAGACCAGTTATCTGCGGAGATAGCAGGGGGATTACATACCACTCCAGAATCTGTTGTAAGAGCGGGTATTGCTAAAAGTGCAGACCCAAACAAGCTAATGTCTTTAGCTAAGTTAACTGCTCAGCCAGGGATTTTAGGTTCTACTGGAGATCGTCAGGTTACAAGTAGTGGGGAAGAAATAGTAAGTACAGAGGATGTAATAGGTAGCACGTCAAGTCTTGATGGTTTTGAATCCCCCGGATTTGAGTTTACAACAGATGCTTTCGGAAGACAACAATTACGAGCTAAGCCCCTTCAGAGAATATCTAGAGCAGATATTAACGCAGATCTTAAAGCAAGCATGGAGAGAGAAGATGTATTAATAAAGAGAGAAGAAGAGTCAAAAAGAAAAAAATTGGCAGGAGATTCTATTATATCAAAGGCAAGGTCTTCTTTAGATTCAATAAAAGAGGTAAGAAAAGGCATGAAATATTTTGGAATTAGATCGTTACAACCAACTATACCAGGAGATAAAAAGGCTAATTGGGAAGCGAATCTCGATAAACTCTTAGCAACAAATGTTATAAATTTAATGGCAGAGATGAAGAATGTAAGTAAGACGGGAGCTACAGGTTTTGGTCCATTAAATGAAGGCGAAT